GGACGGAAAAGAAGAAACCTGGACGAAAGAAAAAGGTTGCTTTGGAGACTCCACCTCCCGGCAGTGCGGCACACAAGGCGATGGTGCTTTCTGGGCTGATCAAAGAATAGGGGTAAATTATGGCTGATGTAGTTACTTCTACCACAATTTTGGATGGTCCTCGTCAAGCTATAATGAGCTTTACATATCAATATGTAGATACGGGAAACGAGAGTGCTGTTACAAAAGTTGATGTTTCCGGCCTTGAAAAAAGTGTTGATGGAGACACGTGTACCGGGGTGCGGATTGCAGAGATTTGGTACTCAACGGTGGGGATGACAGTAGAGATTTTATCTGACGCTAGTACAGATATTTTTATTACGCATCTTCCCTCTGATTTTACAGACCATGTTGATATGTCTGCTTTTGGTGGTCTTTCGTCAAAACTAGGAACATCACCTAACGGTGATGTTCTTTTTACCACCACGGGGGCGGGTACAGCGGGAGATTCCTACAACGTAGTTTTGCGTATGATTAAAGACTACTGATGCAGAAATAGTATGGAAGGTTGTTTTTATCATGGCTGTTTCTGGATCTAAGGATTTTGAACCTAATGTAGCGGAATATGTAGAAGAAGCATTTGAGCGTTGTGGGTTAGAGTTACGGACAGGTTATGATGCCCGCACTGCTCGTAGGTCTTTAAACTTTCTTTTTGCAGATTGGGCTAATCGTGGTCTTAATCAATGGACCATTGAGCGGGTCACCCAAAACCTTGTGGTTGGGGTTCTTGAATATCCGGTAGGAACAATAACCATGAGTGTGGCGGCAAGTGGTAGTTTCACGGTAGGTGAAACTATTACGGGTGGTACGAGTGCGGCTACGGCATCTGTTATTACTAAGCCTTCTGCTACTTCTATGACCATTACGGTTCCTTCTGGTACTTTTGCCGCAGCGGAAACCATTACCGGAGGAACCAGTGGGGCTACTACTACGGTATCTTCTGTAGTTTCCTTGGAAAATGTTCAATCTACAATAGATACGTTATCGGCGGTGATTAGACGTAGTGGATCGGACCTTTCTATTAGTGCCGTTAGTCGGGACACTTATTTAAGCATTCCGGATAAAACTACGACGGGGCGTCCCGTCCAATATTTTGTGGATAGACAGATTACGCCTGTTGTTAAGGTCTGGCCTTCTCCTGAAAACAGTACGGATCAATTAATCTACGACCGCTTGGTACGGATGGATGATGCTGATACTTCAGCAAATACCGTAGACATGCCGTTCCGGTTTTACCCCTGTTTAGTCGCAGGTTTGGCGTATTATTTAGCCCTTAAAAAAGCTCCAGAGAAAGTTCAACTTCTCAAAGGGTTGTATGAAGAAGAGTATTTGCGAGCGGCTCAAGAAGATCGCGACATGCCCTCTATTAATTTAGTTCCAACGTATACCTTTATAAGTGCTGTGTAATTATGGGAAAATATGCTTCAGATAAATATGCGTTAGGTATATCGGATCGTTCTGGAGCCGCATATAAACTTAGGGATATGCGGAAAGAATGGACAGGTATGTTGGTGGGTAAAGATGAGTGGGAATCGAAGCAACCCCAGCTTAATCCTGTTCGTGTTGTGGGAGACCCCCAGGCTCTTCGTAATCCGCGTCCGGATAGAACGGAGCCCGCTGTTACGGTTCTTTTAGAATATGATGCGTTTAGATCCGGGTCCAGTGGCAGTGCTGTGATAACCGTCACACAACCGGGTCATGGTAAAAGCACGGGAGACACTGTTCGATTTCGTTCTGTAGAAGACTTTGATGGTTTTCTTTCAGCGACTATTGAGGCAGCGGCAGGTTTTTCTATTACAAAAGTGAATGATGATAGGTACACTTTTACTGCGGGTAGTGGAACAGCTACGGTAGGTAATGTCGATGGTGGTGGTGGAACGGCTTCTGCTGGACCTGTAACGGTGAGTGCGTGACATGGCTTTTACTTTTACTACTTTAAAAACAGCAATCCAGGATTACACGCAAAACGCGGAGACTACGTTTGTTACGCAATTGCCAACATTTATTGTAAATGCTGAAGAACGGATTTTGAAGGAATGTCAGTTAGATGTTTTTCGTAAATCCTCACAAGGGAGCGCCTCCTCTTCAAATAAATTTTTGTCTAAGCCCACGGATTTTTTGGCTCAAAACTCTTTGAGTGTTGTAAATGGTTCTAGTAACGAATTTTTATTATACAAGCAGGTTACTTTTTTACAGGATTATACTCCGGATCCGGCTACTACTGGAGCACCTTTATATTTTGCGGATTGGGATAGTTCCTCTTTTTTATTGGCACCTACGCCGGATAGTAATTACACCATGGAGCTTCATTATTTTTACAGGCCGACTTCTATTACAACGAGCGCGGATGGGACAAGTTGGCTTGGTACAAATGCGGAACTGGCACTTTTCTATGGGGCTTTGGTAGAAGCTTATACCTTTATGAAAGGGGAACAGGACCTTTTATCTTTATATAACAATAGATTTCAGGAATCTATTCAGTGGCTTAAAAATCTTGGCGAAGGGTTACAAACAAGGGATCAATATCGTTATGATCGTGTCCGTAGGGCTGTACAATAATGTTTGATGTTTCGGGTAATTCTGAGATTGGAGAGGTTGCTGTTTTTACGTCCACAAACAGAGGCCATTCCCCTGAAGAAATGGCGGAAATGGCGTTGAATAAAATCATGCTGGTTTCGGAAGATGCACCGCCTGTTATACGAGAACAGGCTTTAGCGTATAAGGATAGACTGAAAGAGATCTTAGTTTTTTATATGAATAGGATGGCACAAAGTGAGCGAACTACAATTTGGGCTTTGATGAAAAAGCAAGGTCACGAGGACATTGCTGAGATTATAAGGAGACTGTAATGGCTATTGGAACATCTGCTGTTTGCGGATCATATAAGAAAGAAATTCAAGCAGGAATACATCGTTGGACCACGGCTAGTCGAGGGGATTCCAGTGCTATTTCTGCTGATACGTTTAAGGTAGCTATGTTTACAGACAGTGCCACCATAGATCAGGACACTACAGGATATACCGCAAGCAATGAAGTAACGGGTACGGCTTATTCGGCTGGGGGTGCGGCCCTGGGAAGTGTGACGCTTGGCATGGGTGATAATAGCGGTGGAACGACAACGGCCTACCTGGATTTTGCAGATACTACATGGTCAACATCTACTATCTCCAGTGCAATGGGAGCGTTGATATATAATTCCACCTTGAGCGGCGCAAGTACAGGTTCTACTACCACAGCGGCGGCATATCCTGCGGTAGCGATGTATGATTTTGTGACGGCTAAATCCTCCAGTGCAGGTGATTTCACCATTCAGTGGCCTGCAAATACGGCTGATGCTGCGGCTATAAGGATCTCTTAGTGGCCGATAATACCACCCTTAATGGTTGGGGCAGAGAAACCTGGAACTCAGGGCCGTGGAACGGTCCTGGAGTTGTTTCCATTACGGGTGTTTCTGCTTCAACGGCGGTAGGTACGGCAACGGTTAGTCTTCCTATAACAATTAGTATAACAGGAGTTTCAGCAGCTACAGGCGTAGGCTCTTTAACCGTTGTTGTACCTGTAACTCAATCAATTACAGGAGTTTCAGCAGCTACAGCAGTTGGTTCTCTGACTACGACAACGGATGTTTTAATCACGCCTTCTGGTGTTTCTGCTGCTACCAGTGTAGGTTCGGTACAGGTAAACATCAAATTTACGGTGGAAGGGGTTTCCGCAGCTACAGCAGTTGGAACGTTGATGGTTTGGCAAGAGATTGGTACTAGTCAAACATCAGGGTTTGTTAGTATAGACACTTCTCAAACACCGAATTGGACGCAGATAGCAGCATAAGGAAAAGGATATGGCTTCTTCATATACAACAAGTTTAGGCATCGAAGAAATGGGGTCTGGTGACCAATCTGGTGCTTGGGGAACAACAACTAATTACAACTGGGATATCATAGATCGCATTGCAGCATATAGTGCGGTAGCCATTTCTGGAACAACGCATACGCTTACCGTCCGGGAAGCCTCGCCCGATTCTGGTACGTCTAATGTTCAAGATGGGATGTATCGTGTGATTAAATTCACAGGAGCGTTGGGTGCCAACAATACGGTCACTATAGCACCTAATACTACGGCAGCTTATTTTGTTTTTGTAAACGCTACCACGGATTCTGGATCTAGTGGGCCGTACAGCGTTATTCTTAGTCAAGGGTCTGGTGCAAACATCAC